CGGTCCAGTATCTCCAGTTGGACCTGTCGGTCCAGTATCTCCAGTTGGACCTGTCGGTCCAGTATCTCCAGTTGGACCTGTCGGTCCAGTAGCTCCAGTGTCACCAGTTAGCCCAGTGTCACCAGTTAGCCCAGTAGCTCCAGTTGGACCTGTCGGTCCAGTATCTCCAGTTGGACCTGTCGGTCCAGTATCTCCAGTTGGACCTGTCGGTCCACCTCCACCTCCAACGCCCTCAATTACCGTAATTACACCATAGTGATCTATTTTTGATAATTTACCACTATTACTTAAGTCGAAGCCAATAAGATATGCACCAATTGGAATTTTAACATAGTCAATTAGTGTAAAATTTATTTTAGGATAAACATGGCTAACTCCCATTTACTTACTCTTCTTTATTATATTTATTCAAATATTGAAACTTTTTAAAAGTAGCATGTATAAAAGTAAAAACAAAAATATGGTAACGTATCAAGCCAAGAATTTTGCAAAAGTATATAAAGACTCATTATTTGATCTTATCAGGAATCCTGAGTATACTACTCAACCTAGAGATATGAAAATTAATGAAATGACTAATATTTCTCTAGTTATTGAAAATCCTCTTTCGTGTCTATATGAAAATACTTTTAGATCATCTCAATTAAAATATATTGCTGCTGAGTTTTTATGGTACTTTATGGGTCGAAATGATGTTGAATGGATTTCAAAATATGCTAAATTTTGGGAATCTATCCAAAATGAAGATGGTACAGTAAACTCATCATATGGAAACCTTCTCTTTAATACTAAGAATGAGCATGGGTTAACTCAATATGAATGGGCATTAGAATCATTACTTATAGATAAAGATTCACGACAGGCTGTCCTGCACTTTAATTTACCTATTCATCAAAATCATGGAAACAAGGATTTTGTATGTACAATGTATGGAATTTTTCAAATTAGAGATAATAAGTTAAACTTCACAGTAAATATGAGAAGTAATGATGTTATTCTTGGTCTACCGACTGATGTTGCATTTTTTGCTACTCTACAATCTCAAATGTTAAATCATTTAAAATCTGCAAAATATCCTGACCTAGAGCTAGGGACATATACACATATTGTAAATTCTTTTCATATTTATGAGAGACATTTTGATATTGCAAAACGTATGTTGAGTACTAGATTTAAACCAGTAGCTATACCAAAGGTTAAAAAAGACTTAGTTAATACTATTGGCGAACCTACTCAATCCCTTTTTGAATTATTTAGTAATACGAGTATTCAACAAGAGGATCCCCTATTTAATTGGATTCAAACAAATATAAACCTATGAAAAAGATAATAATTTCAACTATATCAACAGTTATTAAACTGTTAATTCTTTCCCTACTTTGTAATTTCGTATACGACATAAATGAATTAAATAAAGTATTTGGCCCAGCTATTTCTTATTCTCAGTGGGTTGCAATTATAGTCATAATTAATTCAATAGTTCCAAATGGTATTACTAATCCAAGCCTAAAGAATGACGACGAAAGATCTTAAATATCATATTACCTATTTAAAGATGGCTACTGAGTGGTCAAATCTTTCCTGTTGTAAACGCAAAAAAGTGGGTGCCCTAATTGTTAAGGACGGGACTATTATTTCTGATGGATTTAATGGAACACCTAAAGGTTTTGCAAATGATTGCGAAGACGCCAATAATAATACTCATTGGTATGTTCTACATGCTGAAGCAAATGCAATGCTTAAAGTTGCAAAATCAACCCAAAGTACAGATGGAGCTTCCCTCTATGTTACCTATTCTCCTTGTAAAGAGTGCTCTAAGCTAATTATTCAAGCTGGAATAAAATTAGTTGTCTATCGAGAAGAATATAGAGATACTTCAGGTATTAAAATTCTACGTGAAGCTGGCGTTGATATCGTAAAATTAGATGTGTAATATGGAAAAAAGAATAATAGATATTGTATTTGTTAGAGATTACAAAAGTTTTATCCTAGCCTTTGATAAAAAAGACAAGGGTGACTATCTCCTAAATGTAAGTAAATTAATAAAAGATAAGTTTAGTACAAAATTTATTATTCCAAATAAAGTTCAATCTTTTCTATTAAATTACGAAATTAAAAAATTACTAGATAAGACAATTACTGTAAAAAATGAAAAGTATTCACGTATAATTTATCTTAACTCTAACCTATCAACAACAACTGTTTTAAATACTGCTGATTTTATTAATAGTGAATATCCAGAATTTACTTTTAACTATCATCTAATTGAATCCAAAGAACTTGCTGAAATTGATATTCCAATTGATATGCCACCGCTTAACGTCCTATTTATTTAACATAAAAAAACCTCATATTTCTATGAGGTTTCTTTTTATAATTTAACCAGTTTACATCATCCATTCACTATTTCCACATTCACTACATCCACTTGGATTACCATCTGCTGAATATTCATCAGATTGATTATTTAATTTTTTTATCCATTCTGGAACTTCTCCAAATGGACTCTCCATTGGATTTGCTCCAAAGTCTTCCTCCTCTTCGTCAAAATTTCCACCCTTTTCAAAGCTTCTTAATTTATCTTCGATTTGTCTTAATCCAGACATTGTTCTATTTGAACTAGATGCTTCTGCATATTCTTCTTCATCATCCATTCCCATTTCGTCTTCAACTTCATCATCAATTGCTTCATTAATAAATTTTTGAAAAGAAGTATATGTTTTACCCTCTTTAAGTGGATCCATTTGAACTACTGGAATACCTGTTCTTTGATCATCATAGGTAAAAGCTTTTTTACCCTCTTGCTTGTAAACAAGATCTCCAGTCATTGCTTTATAAGTAGGATCATATACTGGATGAGAAAAAGCAGGATCGCGTTCAACCGTTCTTTGAAATCCAGCTAATCTTGGCTTAGTATTAACCACTTTACCTTTTTCATCTTTTAATGCTAGTGCAGATTGTGGTCCACCAAATCCTGGTTTCTTAAGATCCATATAATTATCAAAATTTAGGATATCTCGACGGTGTGTATCAAACATTTCCATGCTCTAATTTAATTTTTTTATTATACTCTAATTTCACCAATTCTAGTTTCAGTCCATTGATCTGATCTATAGGTAACTGTAACTTCATAAAGCTCCTTTGAAGTATAGTCTAATTCAATTGCTTTTAGTGCACTTGCTGGAATAATTGATGGAAACGACCATTCTCTAAAAATTTCGCTAGTTTTATTTGTTACGTGAACTGACATTGATCCAACATAGTCTCTTTTTAATCCTTGTGAACCAGTTAATGGATCGTATACAATATCATTCCATCCTCTAAGGACATTGTAGATATATGCATCGTTTTCGTTATTTAAGTTAACTGTAAATGTAAGTACAAGATCAGCAGTCGTCTTATCTGGTGTAGCTCCAGCATAAGAACGAGTAGCAAACTTGTATTTTTGTTCAGCTAGTTCCCCTGGTGAACTGATTTCAGGTAGTCCAGATAGTTTAGTTACGTGTTCTACTAGAAGAGCTACTCCAGGTCCGCTAATTGCGGCTGGTGGTGTTAAGATAACCTCAAACTGATTTTGATATATCGGTTCGTAGAATTCTCTAGATGCTTCGGAGTTAGTCCAATACGGTAAACCTGCCATTGTATATTGATTATTTTAGTTTATTTATTTGTATTATTTGTTAATATTTCACCAGTACTTTCCAAATCAATATCTTCCCCTTCTTCAGGTTCAATAATTTCAGATTTAGGTGCCTCTTCAATATTAAATAGATTATCAAAATCAATATTTGATCTAATTGATACTTGTGAAGATCTGTTTGAATAGGTATCAATTTGTACACGATCCCCACTGAAAGATAGTACAAGAGAAGGTAGGATTGTTCTAAAAATAAGCTCATTAATATTTTCAATTGGGTCGTATACTAGGATCTCAGATATTTTATGACCTTCTGAATTATCGATCGTCAGTGATTGTGCTCCTCCAACTTTAACCTTAAAATTATCCCAACTATTAATTGCCCTACCGTCTAGTGTATCTACCATTCCAGTTGAAAGTTTTAGGGTGACGCTAGGAGACCCTGTATCCAATCCACTAGTTGATACTTCACGTAATACTATTCGATCTACTGTAAATCTTACTGAATAACTTGTATTTCTAAAGTACTTATCATTGATTGCTTTAATTTGAGCAGAGGTAAGTTTAGTTGTAAAGAGAACTTCATTAACTTGAGTCTCCTCTTGAGCTACATCAAGTTCTCCTTCCTGTTGTTTAGGAATATCCTGTGGCTCAGTTTCGCTAGAGGTTAATGAAATACCATCCATCTCCTTAGCATAATTAGGATTAATAATCCTTTTAATTGCTTCGCTTGCTAATTCAAATTTTCTCTTTAGTAAATTAACTTCACTTAATATAACATAAGTGAGGGTTGCATAACCCTCACTAAATTTCATATCCGGAAAAATATCTACTTGATTTAGCCAGCCTTGAATATTTTTTTGATCAAGAGCAGTTTCGCCATCAATTATTGACCATTGAAGATCATAATTTAAGATAGCTTGAAAGATGAAACCGCCGTCTTTTGCACTAATTTCATCTGAGTATGCTCTTTCAAATAATTTATTCATTAGTCGTTTTTACGGTCTCTGGTACGTTTGTAATTTTTCCAAAGCTCATTGTAAATATTACAAGATGCTCCTAGGAAGTTAATAATACCGACGAATTTTTTCTTCTCTTCACCTTCCATATTAGCAACTTTAACGCCAATTTTCTTAGCATCATTTACTGTAAGCTCTTCGTCTTCATCTTTTCCGACTAGCTTTTTAAGGTCACCCTTCTTTTCAAGTAGAGCATATTGCTCAAAGCTCGTAATTGCTCTATTCATTGGTTTCAGATTTTTATTAATTACTTCTTACCTACAACGTTTTTATTCTTTGCAGTAGTCATGTATTGTTTAGTGTACTTGTCGATTTGAGGAGTACCTTTACCTTTAACTGGACCTTGAGCTAATTGTTGTTTAACTTTAACAGTTCCTTTTTTATCAGTAGCTGCAACGTTAGCTTTTCCACTGTATCCTGCTGCCGCTCTATTGAATGCTGCCATAAACTGGCCGTAGTTCATAACTGGATTACTCATTAGTATTGATTTTTTTATTATTTATCTTTTTAAAGTAGGAGATTTTATTGTATTATAACTATATAAACAAATTAAAAGTTTTATCATGAAAACAATAGCAATAGCATTCTTTGCACTACTTTCATTCTCTTTGACTTCACAAATATATGTTGGAGTTCCTTCTAACTATTATGAAGATCTTACTCTTTCTAAATTTGCATTTAAAAAATTTAATGATTATCGTAAATCAATAAATGCAGGCTCATGGAAGTGGTCAGATAGCTCATATACTACTGCAAAAAGATGGAATTCAGCATTAGCTAAAGATGGTTTATGGGGACATTCTGACGCTAAATTATGTAGCTCTGAAATAATAGTTAGTGTAAATATAGATGCTACTCAGCCTCTTAATTATGAGGTAATTGTTGATTCTTGTATGTTACAAATACTTAATTCAAAATATCATAGGGGAGGATTTACTGCTCCAGTTAGAACATCTTCTCAAAAATATGCAGAAATTGAATGGGGACCAATTACCTTATCTAAAACATTATGTGATAGTGGTGCAGTTTCTGCATATATCTTAGATTATGGTCACTATAAACAAGTAACGATTGTAATACACACAATCGTTACTCTATATAAATAAGTATTAATTAAAATAGATCAATATCTGCTACTCTACATTTAAAGATTGCTGCATAGTCTTTTGTGCCACCTACTGAACCAACTGTTTTTAATACTGTTATTGGATCTAGTGTAGTTGCTGAATCTGGTTTTTTAACTTTAAATGAAACTTTAATGAATCGAGCATCCTCTGCTCCTTGAGTTATTTGATAAACCTTTTTTGCTGGAGTGAATCTGTTAGCTGATAAAAAATTTGCAATTTCATCACATCTAAGTTTAGCTAAAAATGCATTACCTGAAGCCATTGGATCAGTTACAATTCCAGCTACTCCTGAACCATTAATAACCTTATCTGCTGGTAATTTAATTCCATTTAAACCGGCTGTTGCTGGCACAAATTTATCTGCTCCAGGTTGACCTTTTTCTTTCCAATAATTAATTAATGCTTGACCTTGATTAGCAGTTCCCATGTTTATTGCTTCAGTTGATGCACTCCCATATACGGTAAGTTCAACTATTTCACCAACTTTCTTAACTTTATTTAATGTTTCAAGTAACTTATTAAGAGCCTCAGCTGATGGTTTATAATAAAGTGATTGGTATCCTGCATCAATTGGTAGAGGTTCAATAACATCTCCTACTTGTTTAATGATTTCAGGTGCAGTCGTACTTGATGTTGTTTTACTAGTTGGTGGAGTATAGTCACCAAGTGACCAAAAATAAACATCTATCTCGTCTGCAGAACTACCGTTTTGATAAGACGCTAAATTTTTCATAACTGACGATTTACCTGCTGAATTATCTATAAATGAGCCATTTTTAAAATCCAAATATCCATTTACCTTTGAAGTTTTATCTTTAATTATCTCTGGAGAACCATACTCATATCCAGTTGAAGTGTCCCAACTTATTACTACGTTATTTACAAGATTATATGTATTTACATATCTACATATTTCTTCTAGATTACTATCTGATGGAGCTCCGCCGACTGTTGAATCAATACCAGAAGTAGTTATCTTACCGACTGTATTAATATTCTTAGGATTAGTTTGCGACTGATTAAATTGAAATTCCTTCCATTCAGGCTCAACGGTTGCACCAAGCTCTGTTCGGATTCGTTCGTCTATCTGATTTACGACGGTTCCCCATTTAGCTTTATCCTTTTTAACTTTTTCTATCCAATTTCCATCTATCTTAGATTGTCTTATCCACCCTGCTCCAGCATAAAGTCTAATATAACCCAATAGAATCCAATTTGCTGCTTCATCGGCGCTTATATTAAAGAGTATTTTTTGATTAACTAAAAATGACCGAATTGTTCCAAATCCTTCAAATGAAGCAGCAGTATCTTGATTCTTAAGTAAATCAACTGCTTGTTTTTCTACCTCACTCATTTCTCTAACATATGCAGCACCTCCACTTTCATATAATTTTTTAAATTCTTGAGACTCATGTAAAGTTCTCCAACCTTTATAATTTAATAAATACGACATAACGTAAAAATATTTTTATTTATTTATTTGTTAAAGTTCAACATTTTTATTGTATTATAACTATATAACCACTTAATATTCTAGTCATGAAAAAAGTAGCAATTCTCTTTTTAGCTTTGACAATCACAGCATTGTCTTTCTCACAAGTTGTAACTATTACTGGAAAAGATACTCGAGAGTCTTTTGGAATATTTGATGATACTACAAATTTCATTGATATTGCAACAAATAAGTTCTATGAGTACCCATATCAAGCTCGTGAGACAAAGCAATTTAACTACCTTATTGATTTTGAATCAAGTACTGTTAGTTTTCTTGATTTCGATTTCTCAACAATTTATGTATTGCCATTTACTGTAAGCTATAAAAATTCAGATTCTGATTTCTTAATCAAATTAGTATATGATTCAGAAGATTCTTTTGGAATATTTGTAAAAGAGAATATTGCAGCTTATTATCAAAGAAATGAAGTTGCTGCAACCTTGACTATTTTTAATAATTGTAAAATGAGTGTCAGATGACACTCATTTTTTAATTTGAGGTATTAGTATTTTGTTGTACTGCAGGAGCTGCTTGTGTTTGAACTAATCCGAAAAATTCTTTAAGCGGCTGACTTAAAAACTTAACATATTGCATTTCATTTTTTCCAGCAATAATCATATTTTTCTTAAATGATTCAACTGCAGTATTGAATGCTGCTATTTCGGGATCAACTTGATATGCTGCTTTTAGTACAGCAACTGGAATTTTTGCAAAATCTGCATTTATTTGTTTAGCATAAGTTTCCATTCTTTCTTCACCAAATACTGCTGGCATACAATATCCATTTTCTAATACTTTATCAAATTTGAATTGGCCGGTCGAGTCTGTAATTGGGGCAAGCGCAGGAAGTCCGAATCTTCCCATAACAAATGCAGTAACTGTACCTTGAATTAATGAACCTTGTGAAGTAGTTGGAACAAAAATATATTGTTTAATACTAATTGGAGTAGTTGAACCTTCTTGAATTTTAGATAGTGATTGCTCTACTAATTTTTTCCAAGTTGGATCTTTTACAAAATCCATCTCAACACCTACTTTAGATTCAAATAATTGTTTCCATCCTTTATAGTCAAGTAATACACTCATTGCGAATAATATTTTTTATTATTTATCTATTATTAGTATAATAATATTATGCCAGAACTAGCCGAAATAAAAATAATGGCTGATTATATTAATCAGAGTATTGTTGAAGATCTTGATTTTACTACAATTGCTTATTCAGAAAGTGCAGGTAAGCGCGGTTTAGGGGTAATCCAACCTAGTGATCTTCAAATATTTAAAATCCAGGCTCAATCTAGAGGTAAGGAACTTATGCTTTCTCTAATTCAGGGAGGAGAGGAACTTATGAAAATTAGCTGTTCAATGGGCATGTCTGGTCACTGGCACCTAGCTAATCGATTTAATCCTCCCAAGCATACTCACCTAATGTTTAATGCAGTTGGTGATATTAGCCTATGCTTGGTTGATGTTCGTCGCTTTGCTCGATGGCGACTAGTTGATGATTGGTCCTCTACTCGCGGCCCATGTCCACTAATGGAACCTGCTCTATTTCGAGAAAATATCCTAGCTAATCTTCATAAGAAAGAATTCGATAAGCCGATTCATCTTGTGCTCATGAATCAATTATATTTTTCAGGAATAGGAAATTACCTCAGAGCTGAGATACTCTTCCATGCCTCACAGGATCCTTTCATAGACGCACGTACTGCCCTTACTATGAATCCATCAATTCTAGATCTTTGTGAGCAACTTCCAAAGGAAGCTTATATTCTTGGTGGAGGACAACTTAAGGATTGGGATAATCCATTTGAGGTACCTTCTGGCGGATTTAATGAATGGATTCAGTGCTATGGTAAGGCCAATCGAATAGTCGATAAGAACGGTCGAACTCTATGGTATCATACAAGTCAACTTGAAACTCTTTAAAATTTTTGAGTTTTAATAGTGTAACCTATAAATAAAAAAGAATGTTAAAAAAAATATTTCAATCGCGTCTTTCAAAAAGGGAACTTTTAATAATCGCTGAATGTTGTAGACAAGTTTCTGATTCAATGAGTAAGGAAAATAATAAAAGTCCCCTCTCTCCTGAAATTAGTCAAATACACCAAGATATTCAACAAATAGTTAAAAAACTGGAAAAATCTAAATGACCGAAATCCCTCTTGAGTTTTCACCAAGACCCCAACAGGTAGAAATACTTGATTTTGTAAAATCTTCAATTAGTGAAGGTAAAAAATTTATCATGGTTGATGCTCCGACCGGGTGTCTTACAAAAAATGAAAAAATTAGAATATATAAATTAAAAAAATGATTTATGGATTCTAATAAGTATCTTGAAATTTGTAGAAGCGCTCGACTGCTTAAAAATAACATATCGTATTTTACAGTAAAGGAATTTTTGGAAAAATTTAAAATTGACTTAAATATAAATTATGATAAAATTGATCAGTTAATCGCTAATATTTTATCTCAAGATTTATCAAATGAGCATATTACGCTTCAAAAATTAAATTTAAAGTATAAAAAAACATCTAAGGATTATTGGATTATTCGAGGATGGGATGAAAAATATTCAATCAGAAAAGCAAAAGAAGCAAATCAGATATATTCTCATTCAAGAAGACTAGAGAAAAATGGATATTCTCAGGAAGATATTAAGAAGATCATGGCTGATTCTTTTAGTAAAGGAATCGCTACTCTCAAGAAAAGAAAAGATTATTCAGATATTATTAAAAAACGAAATAGGGGATTAACTCGAAATCGATATATTAATACAATAAATCCATTAACCGGATTATTATATACGTCTGAAGAATCTGAGAAAAAATATAAAGAAGATCAACGAAAGGCTTCGCAGTCTGCAAATCTAAGTAGGAAGCCTGAATCATTTAATACTAAAATCGAATATTATTTAGCTAAGGGCTTATCTTTAGAAGATGCCCAATCTGCTCTATTTGAACGCCAAATAAAAAATGGTCTAGACTATTATATCAATAAATATGGAATAGAACAGGGAACCGTTAAATATAATAATCGTATTGCAAAATACAGTAAAAAAATAAAAGATGCAAGATCGTCTTTTCCAGAAAAATGGAAAACTTCCAGTAAACGATATAGTAATAGTTCTAAGCGATTTTTTGATAACTTAATTAATGATATTGATTATCTAAAAAATTTAACTATTTTCTATGCAAATAACGA